ATGGCTTTCATTTGCATCTTTTTCATTAGCATGTATCCGCCTCTGCCAGTGCGTTTAGAAGGAGGTGCTCCCTTGGATGCTTTCATTTCTTTTTTCATATAATTATCCTGCTGTTGGTGGTTTTGGAGGTGTCGCGACCATATTGACCGCGCCAAATTGTGAAGGCATGTTTTCAGAAGCCAGTTTTCCAACTTCTTTGACTTGTGCCGCTGAAACTCGTCTGCCTGCGGGCGGTCCACCCGCCGCTGCCGCCGCTGGCTGCAGTTCTGGCGGCGGAGGGACATTCATGCCCTTCGTCAGGTGGTCAAACGCCTGTTTAACTGCCTGTTTCATCTGGGCAATCATCTTCGGATCGTTCCCCTTCATCTCCGCCTGCTGCAAGTGCATTGTGAAGTGCTTCAGGGCGCTCATAAACGGCTGAATCATCTCAGGCGGCAAGGAACCAGCGGGCGCTTGCGAAATAACAGGGAAAAGTTTCTCCGCCATCGTCTGCAAGTGAATCATATCGTTGTCGCGAGGCGAAACTGGCACCTCCTGACCCGCAATCATGCTCTGTAGCTCAATAATCTGCTGGCGAGTGGCCTCAATTGCCAGCGCCTCGACTTGATCCTTCGGCAGGATGACCGAATTGGCGATGGATTCGCCAACTTTGCGGCTCCAATCCAATTTCATAAGTTCGTCCTGATTGATTGCGGGATTTCCCATGTAACGCTGGATCAAAAGATCCAAAACTGCCTCCTCTTGGGCCAAAGTATCGGGCAAAAGCTCTTCTGCAGCCGAATGAGCCATCAACAAGATGTCGCTGGGCGGCAAATTGCGCTCCATCATTGACAAACAGCAAGAAATCGCGTCTTCGTCCAAGTGTTCAGGGATCTCAAACGGGACAAGGAACGATGGCATCTCCATCGTTGACTTCTCAAAGGCTGAAACAACCTCCTTTTTCGCCCAAACGGCATTCGGAGACTGCATCCGCGCCATATCAATAGCGGTTTTAAGCTCCGCCGCCGCTTTGACGTGCTCAGGATGGCAGATTCCGCGCTGCATACGCGATACAGCCTTGGAATATTGCTTCACCCAGCGCATCAGGATGCCTTCGCGGATCTGACCTTCGATGGCGGCGATGCGGTTGACCTCGCTGGCGGTCTTGGCGCGGGTGTCGCGGCCCAAAGCCTCGCCCGGCAAGAACGCACCGATCTGAATCTCCGCCAATCCCGAAATAAACTGGTCTAGCCTGATGAAATCTTCTATGTCGGACGGCAAATTCTGCGCCACCACGTCATACCCTTCGGCCACATAGGCAATCGGATGCATGACGGTCAGCGGAGGAACCCCTGCCTTGGCATTCGGACCCTTCTTGAGCAGCAACAAGCCGCGCAAATACGTGTTGTCCACCACCAAGTTCCGCGCCTTATCGACGGCAATGTGCGTATTGTAAAGATCCCGTCCCGCTCCACGCGATGACATCAGCGAACCTGAGCCAATTTCGATGGCAAACAGTGCGATGCTGTCGCTCATCCTGTCATAGCGGTCCAATTGTGTGCAAATCTCCGATCCTGACTTGTCGCTCATCAAGAATCTGGAGATCTTGCCTGTAGGCTCCTTGACCAGAAGCTCACCCAACTCCACATACTTCGCGTCACTCTCGTAAGAAGCCCCGTAAGATCCTTCGCGAATCCAATCCTCGTAGCGTCTCGCGTCATCATCCGTGTCCAGTGACCGCCCGATTGGCACTGCGTTGTTGATCGCCTCAACCAAGTTGTCGATATGCCAGCCAGCCAGCGCCGAAAGCTCAGGATCTTCCAACAAGGGCAGCAATTCGGCCACCTGATAGCGCCTCTTCCTGCCCCAAATCGGCGTTGCGTCCGCCTCCTGAGGGGTTTCCACGCTGAAAAACGTGAAGTCTTGGCGCAAAAATTCTGGCTTCCAGTCCCTGAGATCGTCCCAACACATCGCTGTGAAGCCAAAAGTCGTATTCTCATGCACGATCTGGGCAATCAGGTCATCATGTCCCTTCCACGCCCTGATGCATTTCGTGATCTCTTCGCGGAAGATCTTCGTCTTCTGCTCCGAATCCACGCCCTCCTTGGGGAATTTCGTGAAAGTAAGTGTCGGCGTCTGTTCGATCACCTGACGGAAAGGCGGCTGGATGCGCGATACCATCGTGGAAAGGAAACCTGTCGGCCTGTTGCTGCGCCAATTCTGGCCCATGCTTTCCAGCTTCTTCTGCTGATACGGCGGCTCGTTGTTCAACTTCTTCTGGATCAACTGATTCTTCCGATTCCGCTCCGCATTCTGTTGCTTCAATCGCTTATACGCGCTGTAGGCTTGCTCGTTATCGCGGAAAACCCTGCGAACCTTCAGGTTCTTCGGATTGACAATGTCGCTGGATGAATTCGGGCCTGCTTCGGTGATCTGCAGGCCAAGGATCTTCGGCTTGTCTGTCGCGTCTGCGATTCTTGCCGCCTCGTTGGCATACGTATCCGTAATTTCAGGAGGCAGGGGCTTGGATGTTGTGGTTGCCATATTAGTATTCGTTCAGCCAGCAGTGCGGATTCAGATCGGCGGGAGGCGTAAAGTGACTCCTATCAAAGAATATAGCCGTCCTATTGTCATGCCTTAATTGCCTGCAGCCGCCCAGAGCCTTGCTAGTCTTGGTGTCGCGAGCCTGCCTGAGGCTCGTTGAAAGTCGATCCGCCGCAATGATGCAGGACTTACATCCCACCTTCCATGCCGCGTTGTTCGGACATGTCTTGCAGATCTTGGCCCGCTGCTCGGCCAAGTCATCCGAAACCATCTGATGCGGCGTCCGTGATGCCGCCAGCGTCCGCGCCCAGACCGTGATGTCCTGCAGCAGTTCCTCGCCCCGTGACTGCGCGTTAACGCTTGTAATTGCCACCATGTCCACCCCGTGACAGTGGCTTGGGTAGTTGCTGCACAAAAAAGAATTTACATCGCCCTCAACATCGCCAAGAGCCAAATGATTTTCCGCCCTGTAATTGGTCACTGTCTCGTAAAGCTGATCTAATGTAATGGCATCAAGCCTGACATCACTCTCGTAGTAATGCCAGCCGCCCGGCGGAGTGAACCCCCATATCGGCTTTGCTGAAAGACTCATAAAAAAACAGGACTCTTCTTCATCTCTGCTTGTTGAAGAGTCCAGAGATTCCTCCGCCCTTTTTCTGAATAACGAACTCAATAAACGCCTCAACACGATCCTCAAACCTATAGGTCTGATCCACCCTTGTGCCAACCTTATAATCGTAATTGGTGTCAACCAACCGACACAGGCAAACCGTATGCTCAGGGAAGTTGTCCGCAAGCCAATCAGGACACTTTACATGGTTCGGCGCAGGACTGTCCTTCTGCCACATACTGAATGTAGTCTTATGATCAGGGTTGTATCGGCTAGGCCATACCATTCCCTCATACAGTTCCCAACTAGGAACAGTCACCACAAGATACCCGCTAGGCTTCAGCACCTGTAGCCAGTTCTCCAGCGCCACCTTCGGGTTGTGCATATGCTCCAAGCACTGGCTCGCATGGACATAATCGAACCAGTTCGATTCAAAATATAAATGCAGGCTATTGGCATCGCCGTCCCCCATGTCAAACCCACGCACCCCGTCCACCTGAATCAAATCATCTCCTGATCCAACATCAATCCCGCTTCCGCTGAATACTGTCTTCCAAAATTCAGACTCCTTTGGATCTTCAAACCTTCGGAGCATCGCTTTGCTGGATTCGCGCATAACCGTTTGTACCCTATTCGCTAAAGTCGATAAACTCTAAATTGTCAACAATTGTTTCTATAGCCTTCTCCCTCGGCTCAGGCTTCGGTTCGGTCATCGTCGGCACTGCCCCGCCCCTTTGCCTCATCAAATACACCAATAAAGACAGGGAATCTAATGCGTCAGGGCTATGCTGCCTCGTCCTCTTTACATAATCCGCCTTGCTCTCCACCCGCACCAACCCCTTCCCCTGCTGCTTGTATCTCCGCGCTATCGCCTGCTTGACCACATCGTCGTTCCTAAAACTCGGCGCAATCTTCAGGAACTCAAACTCCAGATACTTCGCCATCCCAAAGATCAGTTCGGTCACTACCCCGCTATATAACTCGTTTGCCTTCTGGCTATCGTCGCCAAGGATTCTGGTTTCCGTTGCCGCCCAACTGTAGTTCACCCCCATGACTTCCTGTCCAAAAAGGCTACATAAAGAATCGTGAATGCCAGCGCCATTCCCTGTCCGATCCACACACAGCCAGTTCGGGCCAATCCTCATCTGCTTGCAAAACCGTATGATCGCCGCCGTTTGCTCCAGTGTCGCCTTCTTCGGGAACTCAATCTGCCCGTCCAACTGCAAGACAATCTTCGGCTTCTTAAACTCAATGAACTTCCCATCCCTTGGCGTCCACCCATCGCAAAGCCCAAAGCGCCCATGCGAACACAGCACCTGATCGTTGCCTTCCAGCGCCAAGTCAAACGCTGCCAAGGGAACCACAGGCCCAATGAACCGCACGTTTCCAATGGCGTTGTCCATCATAGCAGGCGTTATGATCGCCATGCTGATGCCCTCTTGCGGGAAGAACCCGCGAGCCATCGTGTAGTATTCCGCCGTCCTGCCCCTCGCCTCATAGGCCATGTAGCCCTCGTAGGTCTGGAACCCGGGGAACACTACCCGCTTCTCCGTCACGTTCTCGCACCTCGCCGCATCCAACCGCAATACGTGCCACCCATCCCTGCTCTTCCACTCAAAGTCCTCCTCACAGTCCACAGCCAACCATCCCCGATCTGGCTCGCACCTCTTCCCAAACTCGCTCATCCGATCCTTCGGGTTCGACGCACCAAAGATCTTAATGCGCCCTTTTGCGCCCTCCGTGTCCGCCGCTGACAAAATGTTCTGCAATCCTTCCCACACTCCCGCTGGAACTTCTTCCGCCTCATCCAAGACAACATGGGTTCGGCTCATAAGCCCCCATTTCGGATGCGGCTTCCCTGACCTAGGCGCTGGATGAAATCCTCGCAGCGTTCCCGTTCCGCTATCACCTCTCGGCACAGCCACCAGATGAATCCCGTTCTTGTCATCGTCGTTCGCCTGAATCGACTTCACCAACTCCTCGCCTCCCTCATACTCAGGCTTCACCAGCGCCGTCCTATAAAACGTTTTAATAGCCGCAAATACGTTGCGCTGGGCATGCGCCTCGGTCAGCGATACCACTTTAATACAGGTGTAATAAGGATCGCGCATCCAATCCAACAGGAACCACGCCGCCGCATTGAACGTCTTGCCCATTGCCCCCGCCCCCTGAATCAACAGCTTGTCATGCTCAAACAGACAACGCCAAGTATCCTTCGCTGAAGACGGACGCCAATCGTAAACCGCGCTGCCCCACAGAATCGTCGCCGCTGCCTCAAACTGATCCTTCTCCAGTAAGTCCTGAACGTACTGCAACACAATCGACTTCGCCATGTCTTCATCAATCGTCTTCGGCATCTTGCCGCCAACCGTTGCCGTCTTCAATATATGCGCTGCAGCGTATAACACTCCTTTAAGATCGTCGCGCTCCGCCTCTGCACGAATCTCCTTCGCCAGCTTCAGCGCCATCCCAAGGCTCTTCCTGATCTTCGTTCCTTCCATGCAACAGCACTGTCTTTCAAACGTGATGCTGCAGTAACTCTTATCCTAGCTTCTAAGCGTAAGCTATATTAACTGCCAGTTCTCCTGCAGATATCGCTGTATTGTCTGAATCAGCATAGTTTGCTGTCATGCGATATCCCAAGCCTTGATCCAAATAAAGAGGAATTGCAGGGACAACCACAACAGTATTACTCGGATGAACTACCATTGTTAAAATAGGAACATCTGACGATGTTGGTTCGCTTGCTTTGTTGTAAATCTTTAGAAATACATTGCGATTCCCATTGCCAACGTGAAAAACAGTGATCAATCCAACTGATGTTGGCGTTGCTTTTACAAGCGTAGCATTTGTAGACGCTGCAGATTGTGCGTGATGAAATAGCTTATATCCACTGGCATCAGATGCCTGCAGCGTAACTGGAACGCCATCAACAAGACATTCCAAAACAGACTGCCTGAACTTTGCTGTAGAAAGATTACTTTGAATATCAATCGTTGCCATAATCTAAGAAACCTATCAACCGATTCGCTTAGCGCAAGACCTATTAGATTTAATTCTTTCCGTTGAGCAACACTGGTTCAAGTATCCAATCTAAATATGCGGGCGTTTGATCTCCTGAGTAACATCCTTCGATGTTAAAGCTGAAGAACTCTTCGGCCTCATCT